TGTTTTAGGACACGTACAAACTCAAACAATAGAAGAAATTTGGCACGGAGATGAATATAATAAACTTCGCAAAGCACACAAAATGAAAGATTTTGACAGTATTGATTATTGTAAAAATTGCGATTTCTTGTATGACGATCCAGAAGTATTAGTATGGTCGAACGATAAAACAGCAACACCGTATCATATGCTAGGCACAAACTTTAGTCTAAAAGATTACGGTTGACATATAAACACAGAGGCTTTATAATTATAAAATGTACGATATTGTCTTCATAAGTTATAACGAAACAAATGCAGAAGAAAACTGGTTAAAATTAAAAGAACGGTTTCCAAGAGCAAAGCGTGTAGACGGTGTAAAAGGAATACATCAAGCACATATAGCAGCAGCAAAAAAATGTTTTACAAAAATGTTTTGGGTAGTTGATGCAGATGCTATAATTTTGGAAGACTTTAATTTTAATTACAAAGTAGACGAATACGATTTAGAAACTGTGCATGTATGGCGCAGTCAAAATCCTGTAAATGACTTAGTTTATGGGTACGGCGGTGTAAAACTACTACCACGAAAGTTAACAATCGATATGGATGTTAGTAAACCTGATATGACAACAAGCATATCAAAGTACTTTAAAGCAGTTCCTGAGATAGCAAATATTACAGCGTTTAACACAAGTGAATTTGAAACTTGGAAAAGTGCATTTAGAGAATGCGCTAAGTTAGCAAGTAAAACAATAGATAGACAGAATGAGGATGAAACAAATGAAAGACTACAAACGTGGACAAGAGTTAGAAAAGATGTTCCCTTCGGCGAGTACGCTATTAAAGGTGGCATTGCTGGCAGGGAGTTTGGGCTTTCTTTCAGCGATAATCTTCAGCTAATAAACGATTTTGATTGGTTACATGAACAATTTCAACGACATACCATGGGATAACATTACCGAGTTTGGCCAAAAGACCCTCCTAAAGAGCCATCTTTTCACGGTTTCGTGGATCACCACTAGATATTGTAATTATGAGTGCAGTTATTGCTGGCCTCACGCAAGATCCAGTACCCCAGACACCAAGCCGACAGAATTGTACTTAAACACCATGAATAGTATAAAGACACAAGCTCGTGCAAACGGCTTTAAAAACTTCCATTTTAGCTTCAGTGGAGGAGAGCCTACAGCAAACAAACAGTTTTTGCCGCTTGTAGAACACTATTGTAGTGATACAGATCCTGAGTATCAAAGTATACACATGACAACCAATTTATCACCGCATGTCAAATGGTGGAATAGATTCATTAAATACACTAGTACATTACAACGCAAAAGCATTACAGCAAGTTTCCACGACGAGTTTGCTAACGAACAAGAGTTTGGAGACAAGTGTCTTGCACTTATGGAAGGAGGCGTTTATGTTACAATTAATCAAGTCATGGTTCCAGAAAAGTTTGAAGATCTTTACGAACGCTTGGAACGATTTGCCGCCAGAGGTATTAACGTCACTCTCAAGCCACAGTCCGATCCTACCGCCAGCTTCGTGGTACATGGATACAGCGATGAGCAAATACAAAAAATGCGATCAGGATTCCCACAACAAATTGGCGGAAAGCAAATCGCACAAGTTGCGCTCTACGACAGTGAAGGAAAAGAGTACGAGCTTGACCAAGCAGAAAGATTCAACGCATTTGGGTTCAACAAATTCCAAGGCTGGACTTGCAATGCGGGTTATCAAGGAATAGTAATACGAGATACAGAAGTAAAACGTAGTTACAGTTGTCATGACGAACCATTAGGTACAATTACCGAAGGTTTTAAAATATTTGATAAACCTCGTAAATGTATAACGCCTACTTGTGTAAGTAGCGCAGACAGTAAACTTCCAAAGGTAAAATATGAAAATTGAAATAGAAGATATATTGTTTTGGATGGACGCTATCCGCGATAGCGAAGATAGGTATCGTACATTAGAAAGTTTTTGGAAAGGCCAAATAAAAAGTAAAGTCTGGCTTACAGAAGCATTAGAACAAATGCGTCTATACGGCGAACAAAATATTGCTATTTACGGCGGCTGGTACGGAGTATTAGCAAGTTTGCTTTTTAATAGTAAATTAGGTGTAAACTTAATTACAAGTATTGACATTGATCCAGAGTGTAAGCCTATTGCTACTACTATGAACAAACGTTACGAAATAGACAGACGTTTTCATGCTGTAACAGCAGATATGGAAACATATACTTGTGCTGACGCTACTATTGCTATTAATACAAGTTGTGAACATATCACACAGGAAAAATACGATAGTTGGTTGAGTCTACAGCCAGATGAAGCAATAATTGTTTTACAAAGTAATGATTACTTTGAACACGAAGAACATATTCGTTGTGCTACAGATTTAGATGACTTTAAAAGAATGAGTAATTTAGATCTTATGTGGGCAGGCGAAATGGAACTACCTAAGTACAAACGATTTATGTTGATCGGCAGGAAACATGTTTAAATTTAGCGAATTAGAAAATATACATTTAGAAATTACTAATCGTTGTCAAGCAAGTTGTCCAATGTGCAGTAGAAATTATCACGGTGGTTTAGAAAATCCTTTAATTAAAAATAAAGATTGGACACTTTGTGATTTTCAAGAAATATTAAATCAAGAAGTGTTAAATCAATTACAAGGATTTTATTTTTGTGGAAACTTTGGCGATCCTATTATTAATGATGAATTAATTGAAATGGTAGAATATGCCGCCGCAGTTAACCCTAATTTAAATATTCGTATACATACAAACGGCAGCGCAAGAAACACAATGTGGTGGGAACGTCTTGCAAAAGCATTGCCTAAAACACATAATGTTATTTTTGCAATAGATGGTTTAGAAGATACACATAGTTTATATCGTATAGGAACAAACTATAACAAAATTTTACAAAACGCAAAAGCATTTATAGACGCTGGCGGAACAGCAGAATGGTGCTTTATAAAATTTAAACATAATGAACATCAAGTAGACGCTGCACGTATAAAAGCTGAAGAACTTGGATTTAGTTTGTTTGTTGAAAAAAACAGTAGTAGATTTATAGGCGAACCTAAGTTTTCAGTATACGATAAAAATGGAGATACTACACACTATTTAGAACCGCCTAGTAGTAGTGAACTGCCGTATATTACAGAAGAAATGATAGCCAATTATAAAGATGTACTAAGCAATGCAGAAATAGATTGTTATGTAAAACACACTAAAGAAATTTATATTGATGCATATAAAAAAGTATTTCCGTGTTGCTTTTTAGCAAGCACACCTTATAATTACGCAAAAACAAATGACATTACAGCACCTGTAAGAAATGATATGAATTTACAATATATAGACTTAATTGAAAACTTGGGCAATAACTATGCACTAGAAGTAGATGTAAAAGATATTGTAGAGTCCACTGCTTGGCAAACCGTTTGGAACGACTACTGGGGTAAAAATAAACTAATTACTTGTGCAAGAACATGCGGCAAATTAAAAGAATTGCCAAAACCAAAAGATCAATTTATTAACGTAGTAGGACTAAACAATGAGTAAATGGTGGTATAAACCAGAAAACGAGCAACTAGGAAAGTATCAAAGAGAACTAGAAAGTGTCTCTGGTACACCTACTTTTTGTGTCCTACCTTGGATACACTTTGCTACAAGACCTAACGGTGATATGAGATTATGCTGTAGTGCAAACGCTAGTGGCGCAGGTAATGATCATGAAGTAGGCCTTGTTAAAATGGAACACGGTAAGCCTGCAAACTTTGGTCGTGAAACGCCCATGGAAGCATGGAATAACGAATACATGAAAAGCGTAAGACGTACAATGCTTGCCGGCGAAATACCTGCAAGTTGTCGTAAATGCTTTGAAGAAGAAAAAGTAGGTGTTGTAAGTAAACGTATTTGGGAAAGCGGAACTTGGCATCGAGATGAAGATGGCGTAGATATTCCAGAACTTATTCGCCAAACAAAAGAAGATGGTACAGTACCGGAAGAGTTAGTATATTTAGATTTACGTTTAGGGCATACTTGTAATATTAAATGTGTTATGTGTAGTCCGCACGATAGTAGTAAATGGGTTAAAGACTGGCAACAACTTATACCTGTATTGCAAGACAATAATGTCAAACAACAAATGCAATGGGATAAGAGTGAGTTTAATAACAAATGGCACGAAAAAGATACATTTTGGGAAGAGATGTATAGACAAATACCTAATCTAAAGCAAGTGTATTTTGCCGGCGGCGAACCTTTGATGATCAAAGAACACAAGCAGTTTATTGAGGAAATTGTACGTCAAGGATATCAAGATAAAATTTTACTTCGTTATAACTCAAACGGATTGTTAGTAGATGAAGATTTAATTAAACTATGGAGCAAGTTTAAAAAAGTTAAATTTGCAGTAAGCATGGATGCATGTCATGAACGTGATGAATACATTCGCTATCCAACTGACTTTGAAACTGTAGAACGTACATTACATTTACTTGATAATACTCCAGATAATATACAAACAAGTTTAGCAACAGCAATACAGATATTCAATGTAAAACATTTGCCAGACTTTATGAAGTGGAAAGTTGAAAGCGGATTTAAAAAGTTGAATTCGGGTAATGTTCCAGGTGGTGTGCAGATGGGCGGAGGTTTAGTTAATATGCACTTATTGTATATTCCTACGTTTTTGAGCATTCAAATTCTACCTAAAGAAGATAAGCAAGAAGTTGAAGAACGTTTTATGGACTTTAAAGATTGGCTGTGGAAAAACTATAGGCAAGACGATGACTATTGGAAAGTTAATCCGTACGGTTGGAAACGTTGGGAAGCAGTATTAAAGCACATGAACTCACAAGACAATAGTCATTTATTGTCAGGCTTCAAAGAGTATACAAACAAACTAGATGCAATCCGAGGAGTTAATGCAAAACAAGTATTTCCTGAATTGGCGCATCTATTATGATTACACGAATTGAAAACAATCAAGACAAAGAACTCGTTCGCATAGAATATATGCCAGGAAACTTATGTAACCATAAGTGTTATTATTGTTTTCCAGGAAGTAACGAAGGAAATATAGCTTGGCCAGATGTTGAGCTAGTTAAAACGAATTTATCACACCTACTAAAGTGTTACGAAAGCAATGGCAAGACTAAAAGTAATTTGTATATTGTCGGCGGCGAGCCTACACTATGGAAAGGGCTCGAAGAACTTTGTCAGTACCTAAAAGATAATCATGATATTATTATTGAGATTAGCACAAATGGAACACGTAAAATTGATTGGTGGAAAAAGAATGCTAAAAACTTTGATCATGTAGAAGTAAGTGTACATAGAGAATTTGCAAATGTAGATCATTTAATTGATGTTTGTGATACACTTTATGATGAAGGTGTGTTTGTTAATGCTGATGCACTTATAGATCCTCAAGCATATGACGAATGTTTAGGTATAGTAGAAAAGTTAAAAACTAGCAAATATGATTGGCCAATTATTGCTAAGATAGTTCACTTTGATGGTACACATAGATACACTGAAGATCAGTTAGAATACTTTACAGAAACTATTAAACGATATCCAACTCTAGAATGGTTTGAATCTACTACACGCAAACCTCTAAGAGAAGTTACAATATATAATGACGAAGAAGTTATTAAAGTTAATAACGACAATTATCTAATTACAAACGGATTAAACAAATTTAAAGGTTGGAAATGCAATCTAGGTGTTGACTTTATTAAAATATTTCCAGATGGTAGAATTACTGGTAATTGTCAACAAAAATTATTTGGTAACTTGTATGCTCCTAATTTTACAGAATCTTACAATCCTGTTATAAAGCCTTTAATTTGTAATAGAGAACTATGTGTCTGTAGTGAAGAAACGGTTATCGAAAAATATGCAATTTAATACACTTGAGCCAGTAGATAATAATTACTTCTCGATAGAGTGGGAAACTACTCTAAAGTGTAACCTTGACTGTTCTTATTGCGGAGATGGCCATGATAATAGTTTACCACATCCTAGTGTAACAGATAGTTTAGACACGCTTGATTTTATATTTGATTACACAAATGTACAGTTGTCAAAAAAGCCCGAACATCTACAACATGCAAATTTAAATATATTTGGCGGAGAAAGTTTTTATCATCCACAAATAGTTCAAATACTAAAATACGCACAGCATAAGAAAACGCAAGTTCCTTGGAGTATGAGTATTAGTACAATTACTAATGCAGTTGTTAAACCTAAACTATGGGCTAGAATAATAGATAATGTAGATTACTTTACTATAAGTTTCCATGCAGAAAGTACACTTGCACAACAAGAGCAAGTTAGACAAAACATATTATATTTAAAAACTCATGACAAGCCCTTACATGTAAGTGTAATGATGCATCCTAAGCATTGGGATACTTGTATAGACATGGTTAACTGGTGCAAAGAAAACGATATAAAATATAATGCAAGACAAATTGACCATGATATATTTGATACACGTTTTAACTATAATAAAGAACAGAGTATATACCTAACAGGCAAAGCACCTAACACACTACAAAAGATAGGCGGATTAATTGCAAAAGGTATTGACTTATCGTCTAGTGGTCGAGCATGTTGCGGCAATCTAACAATGTGTACTAATAATTGTGCATCTACAAATTATGTAGAAGGCAATAAATTTAAAGGTTGGCATTGTAGTGTAGATAAATTCTTTTTGTACATAAGACAAAACACCGGTGAAGTATATACAAATAAAGATTGTAAAATGAACTGGGATGGAAATGTAGGTCCTATTGGTAATTTAAATAATACAAAAGAAATAATGAGCAGACTTACTAGCGGCACTGATACTATAGTATGTAAAAAATCTAGTTGTTGGTGTGGACTGTGTGCGCCTAAAGCAAAGCACAAAGAAGACTACGATAAAATAATATTGAAATATGTTAAATAGATTAATTAAACAACAGCTAGGACCAAGTATGTGTACTGCTAAGTGGACTAACAGTACAATACACTTAGGCATTGGTCGAACACACAGTTGCCATCATCCTCATCCTCATGAAATACCGCTGTCAGAAATTAATGTAGATTCTTCTGCATTACATAACACACAACATAAAAAACAAGTTAGGAAACAAATGCTAGAAGGTGTTTGTCCAAGTGAATGTAACTATTGTTGGAACATAGAAAACGCTGGTGGCATAGGCGATCGTGTGTTAATGTCACGCAAAGATGGATTGCGTGAATACTTAAAAATTAAAAACACATCTTGGGATAGTAACTACGACCCAACGTATTTAGAAATTAGTTTTAGTAATGTTTGCAATTTTGCTTGTGCATACTGCGGACCAGAATACAGTAGTAAATGGCATAGCGAGATAAAACAAAAAAGTTATCCTAACAATTATAACGGAATACATGTAGAGCAAATACCAGATCGAGAACAGAATCCGTATATAGATGCTTTTTGGAAATACTTCCCTACAGTTTATAAAAATCTAAGAGTGTTGCGTATTACGGGTGGTGAACCTTTTATGAGTAGACACACCGAAGATTTAATTAATTTTATAAAATACAATCCTAACAAAAAACTTACTCTTATTATCAACAGCAACTTAGGTGTTCCTGCTGTGCTATTTGACAAGCATATACAGTTATTAAAAACTATAAAGGAATGTGTTAAAAAGATAGAAATAGCAACTAGTGGCGAAGGATATAAAGAAAAAGCCGAATATGTTAGAGATGGATTAGTATACGATTATTGGAGAAATAATTGTGATATTGTAGCACAACATTTTTATCTAAACATAATGTGCGCATATAATATTTTTAGTGTTACTAGTTTTGAACACTTTTTATCAGACATTAAAAATATTAAAAATGTAAAAGTTAGTATTAGTGCTGTAAGAGATCCTAGTTTTATGAGTGCTTCAGTTATGCCCTCTGGATGGATAAACAATATGTACGAACAACTAGAGTTTATTAAAAAACATTTTTCTCACGAAACACAAGAACGATTCAAACAAGTAATAGCTCATGCTTCTGTTAAAACAAATAAAACAGCAGAACTAGTTTCTTTTATAAAAGAGTACGACAAAAGAAGAAATAAAAACTTTGCAGAAGTATTTCCTGAGTACAAATTTATAATTCAACAGTTGTAATACGATTCCAAATTTGTTTAAAGTTATCAAAGTTTTGAGCTTTAGGAATACACATACCGCACCCACATCTTGCATTAGGACATATGATAGGCTTACTAACATTTGTTTCGTTGAGCATTTTACGAGTATTGTTTAAATTACCTATTGGACCAACTGTTCCGTCTTTACGTGCCTGACATGTTTGATGATGATATACATTACCAGTTTCTTGATCAATGTGTAAAAAGAACCAGTCAATCATACAATGCCAGCCTTGGAATTTATTTTCAACAAGTTTTACAGGTTGCCAAGTATCTTCAACTAATCCTTCTAAGCAACGTCCGCCACAACATTTACGTCCTACTTCTGTGCCCTGTGTTGGACGTTGTGCTTTGTCTTTAATACCAACTTCGTTCCAAAACCATTCTTGTTGTTCTTCTGTGTATTCGTGACTTGTTCTGCGTAATACACCATCTGTATCAGTAAACCAACCTGCTTTTGCAACAGTGCCGTCACCAATTGGAACTGGATTATATTTTACATTGTGTTCTTTTAAAAATGCACACACTTCTTTTGCTTCGTCAAAGTAATCACAATGTAACATAACATTTACTTGCAACCAAATATCGTGTTCTTTAACTTTGAGTATATTGTGTAATACACGGTCTTTTAATTTTTTGTCTGCTTCTGCATGCCAACTAATAGTAATACCGTCTATGTATGTAGAAATTTTATCTATATCTTTTTCAGGCCATGTACCGTTGGTTGTTAGTCCTACATTATAACCCTCATGTTCTTTGATGTATTTTACAATTTCCCAAAACTGTGGGTTAACAGTAGGCTCTCCACCTGTAAAGTCTATATTGACATGTTGAGGATCTTTTTTAAATGCATTATATTTTCTAGTCCAGTCTTGTATAAAATTAAATGTATTTTTCATAGAATCTAGACTTGCATGTGGGCTAGAATTATTGTGCCTACTTGCTTCGCAGTATGTACAGTCATAGTTACAGCGTCTACCTAAATCCCATGTAACCATCATAGGTTCTGGATTAGTTAAATTAATGGCACTTGTTTTAATCATTCTTTTACCTTTGTTAAAGGAATATCGGCGGCACAGGTACAAAACTTTCTTGTGCAAATAATAGGCTCTTCTGGTATTTTAAAACTACCATCGTAAATATTTCCTAAGCTCCCACCTACTCTACAAGTAGCTCGATGCACCTCACCGTCCCAATTAATCATTAGGCTTTCAATACCTGCATTACATTTCCAACCTTCAAACTGATTTCTATTATGTTTAATAATATCGTTGGCATGAATTAGTTCTTCATCGTCAACTACACAATTTTCTTT